GGCATCGTTCCGTTGACTGTAGAGAACGATGACGTCGTCGAGTGTGCCTTCGTAGGAGCCGATCTGGTGAGAGGCAAGAACGAGCAGACCCTTGTGGTCTTCCAGCGCGGTGAGAACGGACTCTACACAGCGGAGACTTTCGTCTTTGATGATCAGAACCGGGCCATCGATGAGAGGCACATCCTCATCCAGCTTGGAGACGTCAAGCCCTTCGCGATCATGAGGACCGCAGAGGTCAACAACCTGGACGACATGGAAGGCTACGGCCTGCCTAAACTATACAACGCCATCCCGGCGCTGAAGGTCATGGATCTCTGCTGGAACATCCTCTTCGGCGACCTCTCAAAAGGTGACAAGCTGCTCCTGATCAACGAGCTCCTGGCCACCGTAAAGAAGGGCGAAGATGGCACGCCTCAGATGACCGCAGAACAGAAGAAGCTGTTCATCCTCCTGGGTGAGAAGCTCCCGGATCAGAAGAGCCTGATCCAGGAATACAACCCGGAGATCAGAACCGGACAGATCAAGGAAGCGATGGAGCTTGCGCTCTCACTGCTCTCCATGATGTTCGGATATGGCACTAAGAAGTACACCTTCGAGAACACTCAGATCCAGACGGCGACCCAGTACATCGGAGAACGCCAGGACGAGATGCAGGAGCTCAACAAGCAGCGCCAGGAGGCGACCCAGTACATCGAAGGCATCGTTGAGGCGATCGTGTGGTTCTCCAACACATTCAAGGGCACAGCCTGGACAATGGACGAGGAGATCTGCATCGAGTTCGACGACAGCTACATCGAAGACAAGGTCAGCAAACTGGAGCAGATGAGAGCCGACGCTCTCAGCTTCCCCGAGGTCAAGGAGTTCACGATCCAGTACGTGATGGCCCGCCTCAACTGCGAACGCGAGGAGGCGATCAGCTACATCAACGGCGAAGATCCTGATGCGGATGATGAACCGGAGGACTAAAGCATGGCATTGACGGATGAACAGATCGAGAAGCTGGCAGACAAGTACCTCGTCGGCCTATATCAGAACATGGAGAAGGACGTGCTGCAGGACATAGCCCGCAGAGTCCGAAAGACCGGAAGACTGACAGAGACTGCTGAGATCATGGCCCGCAACATGCATGAGCAGGGCTTCTCCACTGCGAAGATCTACTCGGAAGTCATGAAACTATTAAAAGCCGACCCGGCTTACATGAAGGAAGTGGCCGAGAACACCAAGGCATACAAGCAGATGGTCACGGAGGAGATCAGGCAGACCGTGAAAAACGTCAAGGCAGCAGGCGACAAGCTAGTAGCTGAGGCCGGCGACATGGCCTTCAACAACGACCTCTCGATGTGGGAGATGGCGGGCGCTGATTTGTCGAAACCAAACAACATGACGCAGATCATTAGCTCCTTCCAAAAGGGTTTGAACGGTCAGCTGAAGAACCTGACACGGACCACGGGCTTCAAGGGCACACGGCTCGGGACGACCGGAGTCAAGCAGGCCTACCAGAGAGCACTCGACACGGCGCTCCTGGAAGTGTCCACCGGCTCCTTCTCCTTCGACGAGGCCTGCAACAAGGTCGTGAGGGAGATGGCCCACTCCGGGCTCCGCTCGATTGACTACGCGAGCGGCAGGAGCTACCAGCTCGACACCTCCGCGCGGATGTGCGTGAGGACATCGACCAATCAGATGGCGGGGAGGATCACCGAGGCAAACGCCCGGAGCTCTGACTGCGACCTGGTCATCGTATCGCAGCACGAAGGAGCTCGTGAGGAGCATGCAGAGGTTGAGAACCAGGTGTTCTCGCTCTCAGGCAAGTCCGACAAATATCCGGCCTTCTCCGATCCGCTGCCATGCGATGGAGGGAACGGTGCAGGCTACGGTGAGGCAAACGGCATCTGCGGAGTCAACTGCCGCCACACGTTCTATCCGTACTGGGAAGGGATCAGCGAGATCCCCGAAGCTCTTCCTGAATACGAGCCCGTGGAAGTCGACGGCAAGGAGTACGACTACTACAAGGCCACCCAGGAACAGCGGAGCATGGAGCGCGAGATCAGAGCACTGAAGCGTGAGAAGTATGTGGCCGAGGATAAAGAAGCCGCTCAGGCCATACAGCGAAAGATCTCGGCCAAAACGACCGAATATCATAACTTTAGCGATGTAGTAGGCATCCGAGCCAAGGACAACAGGCTCAGGGTTGTAGCATAGCGCAGAGTGGAGCAGTCTGGAAGCTCGCCTGGTTCCTTGCCAGGAGGTCGCAGGTTCAAATCCTGCCTCTGCTATTTCCCACCGGAGAAAGTCCGGTTAATAAATCATTTTAGGAGGAATTAAACCATGAAGAACATCGAAACCATCTTGAAGGAAGCAGGCCTCGAAGTGACTGCTGAACAGCTGGCAGCAATCGACAAAGAGGTCAAGGAGAACTACAAGACCGCCGTGGACTACGACAAGCAGAAGGACAAGCTCGCAGCGGCCGAGGACAAGGTCAAGACCCTCACAGAGAGCCTGGACAAGTTCAAGGACGTGGATGCGGACAAGCTCAACAGCGAGATCGCAGACCTCAAGAAGCAACTGGAAGAGAAGGACAAGAGCTACAACGCGCAGCTCGCGGATCGCGACTTCGACGACATCGTCAAGGACGCCATCGCAGCGGCCCATGGCAAGAACGCCAAGGCTATCAAAGCACTGCTCGATGTGGACACCCTCAAGGCTTCCAAGAACCAGAAGGCTGACGTCGAGAAGGCGATCAAGGCCCTCACAGAGGCGGAGGACAGCAAGATGCTCTTCGGCGAAGACCAGCCGGCACCGGTCGGCAAGATCGGAGCCATCGGAAAAGTAACTGGAGGCACCAGTGGGGACGCCTTCCTCGACTCGATCAGGGCAGCCGCTGGACTCTCCACAACACCATCAAAAGACAAGGAGAATTAAACAATGGCTAACAATATCGCATTATTCAAGCAGTACATCGCAGGCGTTCTCGATGAAGTATACAAGAACGCATCACTCACAGCAGTCCTCGACGGAGCCAACGAGCTCGTACAGCAGGGCGCAAACGCAAACGAGCTCCTCATCCCTAAGATGAGCATGGACGGCCTCGGAGACTACTCCAAGAGCGGCGGCTACGTTCAGGGCGATGTGACTCTCGAGATGGAGACAGTGAAGTGCAACTTCGACAGAGGCCGCATGTTCACCGTCGACAGCATGGACAACATTGAGACCGCAGGCGTGGCCTTCGGAAGACTCGCTGGCGAGTTTATCCGCACTAAGGTAGTACCTGAGCTCGATGCTTTCCGCTTCGCAGCTTACGCTGGACTTTCCGGCATCAGCACAACTACCGGCGCGGCTCTTTCCACTGGTGCTGATGTAATCGCAGCGATCTCCGCTGCAGCTGACGGCATGGACAACGATGAGGTTCCTGCTTCTGAGCGTTACCTCTTCATCACTCCTACTCTTTTAGGCCTTGTCAGAGATCTCGACACTACTAAGAGCAAGGAAGTCCTCGCATCGTTCGCTGGTGTAGTTAAGGTTCCTCAGAGCCGCTTCTACACAGCTATCAACCAGCTCGACGGCAAGACATCCGGCGAAGAGGCTGGCGGCTATGCTAAGGCTACGGGCGCAAAGGACATCAACTTCATGATCATCCACAAGCCTGCAGTCATCCAGTTCGAGAAGCATGTCGTTCCTAAGATCGTGACACCTGAGCAGAACCAGGACGCTGACGCGTGGAAGTTCGGCTACAGAAACGTGTCCATCGCTGACGGCTACGACAACAAGGTGAAGGGTATCTACCTTCACAAGAACGCGTAAGGAGGGAGCCTATGAGCAGAACAATCGGATGGATTGATCCTGCTGCCAAGGTTAAAGAAGTTAAGCAGGAGCAGGCTGAAGAGCCTGCTCCTTCTGTTTTGGAAGCGCCTCAGGCAGAGGAGAAGCCAAAGAAAACAACCAAGAAGACCACAAAAAAGTGATAAGGAGGGAGCGCTAATATGGCCGCACTTGTATCGTGGGAGTATTACAGCTCCCTTTATTCAGTTGTAACAGAGGACCAGTTCGAGACAGCAGAAGCACTGGCAGAGAAGGAAGTCATCAAGGTCGTGGGGCTCATCCACTGGAGCGAGCTCAACCTTCCGCACCTTGAGGACGAGATCTACGGCGACCAGCTGATGGACTGCATCTGCAAGGTGATCAACTACCGCGCAGAAGCTCCGAAGGCTCAGGGCCGCGGAGTCGCTTCCGTATCGAACGACGGCTACTCTGAGAGCTATGTGCTGCAGACGCAGTCGCAGGCCGACGAGGAGCTGGGGAAGAACATCCGCGCCTGGCTGTCCGGGACCGGACTCGTGAGGGCGTACTGATGGGATTATTCAATGATACAGTAACAATTTACCAGAAGCAGAAGGACGGAACGACGAAGCGCACGGTCGTCCAGGGCGTGCAGTGGTCAGACGTTACGGACAAGAGCATGATGACCGGAAGGCTGACACTCTCCAAGAGTGCGAACATCACCTTCCCGGAGGAAGTGCTCAGTCAGGTCGACTTTTCGCGATATACGGAAGAGGACGCCATCTTCTTCGGTGAGCTCACTGATGAAGTGACCACCGTGAGAGGCTCAAGACTCTCCGATCTTCTCCAGGCGCATCCGAAGAGCGGCATCATCCGGAGCGTCAACGACAACTCGAACCGTGACCTGCTCAAGAATATCAAGGTGGTGGTGTACTGATGCCGAACATGTTCACATTGAAGAGTGTCGAAGTGGATCCGGACAAGATCATGCAGTCCAGAGGGCTGTCTGCGAACGGTGAGGTCCAGCGCTTCATCGACAGCGAAGTCCTCCGCTACTGCGAGCCGTACGTTCCGTTCGATCAGGGCACTCTGATCCAGAGCGGCATCATCAACACGGTGGTCGGCTCCGGGGAGGTAAAGTACAGAACACCATACGCTCGGCGCTGGTATTACATGCCGGCGAACTTCCAGGAAGCGCCACGGCGTGGCAATTACTGGTTCGAGCGTGCGATCAAACAAGAAGGCGGCAAGGACAAGATCCTTGACGGCGCGAGAAAACTCGCAGGAGCAAAGTCATGACAATATCTGCAGCAGTCGCTTCCTGGCTCTCGTTCTACAAAGCGATGGAAGTCGACACCAACCACATCAGCGACGGCTCGGATCAGTTCGGGCTGTTCAAGTCGCCAACCAGGACGACGAAGGAGTACACGAACGGCAGCTACGAGATCACGGAGTTCTATCAGTTCTATGCAAGGCAGGCATCCGTGAGCGAAGAGGACCGCAAGGACTCAGACGCGTGGCTGGAGGATCTGGCCTACTGGGCCGACGACTTCCCGTTCGAGTACGCGTACCCGACGCTGGACGGCAATCGCAAGATCAACAAGATCGAGTTGATGGGCATCCCGTACCCGATGGAGGCAGACTCCTCCGATACCTTGTACCAGATGTCCCTGGCGATCACTTATACACGAGAAAGAGAGGTATAAACACATGTCAGATTTAACCAGACTCAAAAAGCACAAGACCATCCCCTTCATCAACACGGGGACAAGTTCTTCACCGGTGTGGGCTCGTATCGGCAAGTCTACCATCTTCGACCTCACTCTCAACGCCAATGTTGTGACCAGTGACTTCATCGAGGATGAGATGCCGACCGACGACATCACCTACTACAAGCCTACACTCCCCCAGGAGCTTCAGACAAACGCAGGCGACGACGCCTTCGATTATGTCTACGGCAAGTTCTACGATCTTCCTACTGGTGAGGAAATAAAGGAGGACGTTCTCATCGTCTTCGCTGGATCCGCTTCACCTTATAAGGCATGGAGATCTACTGCGACCATGGTCCTCAAAGACCTCAACACAGTCGACGAGAAGATCCTCTTCGACCTTAACTTCGGCGGAACTATCACCAAGGGAACTGCAACAGTGACCGACGGCGTGCCTTCGTTCACACCTACAACCTAAAAACCAAGCAAAAAGAAGGAAAACACAGTGATCTATACAGTTATCTTACACAACCACAGCTACGATCTGCCGGCGAAGACGCTCGCGATCACAGAGAAGCTCGACAACGCGGCCGGCGTTGACCAGATGGCTGGACTCTCCACCCGTGAGAAGTACAAGGTCGTCCTGGGCTGCGTCGTTGACGTGCTCGGCGCGGAGAATGTGAAGGAAGCCATCGGCTCCTGCAAGGTTGAAGAGGTTGATCTCAACGACATCACCCTCACCTTCAGGAAGATCGTGGACGCCTACAACAAGCCGCTCCAGGAGTACAGCATGAACGCGAACAGAGCAGACCTGGAGAGCTTGCCTCTTGACCAGATCACGGCTCTGGCCGAGGCGGTCAAGTCCGTGAGCGCTATGCAGGCAGCGGCTCCAGTTAAAAATGATTGACCTAACGAAGAAGGCCCTGCCGAACACCATCACAGTGGACGGCAGGGCCTATTCAATATACACGGACTTCCGTGTGTGGATGCAGTTCGAGATCTCTCTAAGAGAACGCCGTGGCGATCTCATCCCGGTCAGTTATTTATTCAAGAATGAAGCGCCGAGCCGGTGCGATGTACGCGATCTGCTTGCCTTTGCAAGACCGGAGCACGTTCTTCCGAGACCAGTGCGAGGCACGAGCTCGGAGGTCATCCTGCTTGACTTCAAGATAGACAGCGACCTGATCTACGCCGCGTTCTTGCAACAGTACGGCGTGGACTTGATCGACGTGCCGGAGCTTCACTGGCACAAGTTCCTCGCGATGCTCAACGGCCTGAGAGGCACGAAGCTCGACGAGGTCATTGGGTACAGATGCTACCAGAAGCAGACAGACAAAGACATCGACCCATACGAAGAAATGAGGGAGGCGTGGGCCATCGAGCGACCGCTTTCCGAAGAAGAGGAGGCTGAGCTTGAGGCTTTCAACGCCGCCTTCTCATAAAAATGACAAGGAGGTGAGGGCTAAGGGCTGACGGTTCTCTATTATTTGACACAAAACTCGACACCAGCGGGCTATCGACCGGACTCTCCGGCATCGGATCCG